CAGCTTAAGGCATACGAGAAAGGCAACATCACTAGAGAGACATACAATCAAGATGTACCGGGTGCAGTGATAGGTGGAGAATGGGGATATAAAAGTTATGAACAAGGCACAGTGAATATTAACACTGAGGTCAATAAGCTATATGACTTATCAACAAACTTCATGACAGAAGCTGAGGGAGAATATTTCCAGCAGTTGCTAACATCACCACAAACGTACATTAAGAACGTGCTGTATCACATCACAGAGGATGGTGCTGTACTATTCGATGAGAATGGTTGTGTCATTCACGTACCTGAGAGTACTGAGTATGTGAGCTGCAACGTGACCACTAACACATTTGAAGTGTTCAAGCAAAGAAATAAGAATCTAATCAAGCAATCTATCCAAGTAAGGATAGGTAACAACGACACTATAAATGGTTAAGATAGTACTTTCAAATGGAGTGCTAGATGTTGCTGAGACATTGGCACTACCTATCACATTCAGTATTGGTGACATTAGAGACTTATCCTCACGCAAGGGGACATTTTCAAAGACTGTGACTCTAGCTGGTACTAAGAACAATAATGACCTACTAGGACACTACTATGACGTCAACATACAAGCTGGCACATTCAACATCAACACACTGACTAAGTGTCAAGTCATTCAGAATGGTGTACCTATATTAGACGAAGCACTACTACAGTTAGTCTCAGTCAACAAGGTACAGACTAGCACTAGGTATGAGGATGAAGTAAGCTACACTGTACTTATCAAGGATAGTAGAGCTGAGTTCTTTACAGCCATCACAAATGCTAAATTAACTGACTTAGACTTTAGTGACTTAGACCATGTGTTTAGTTCTACAGATATAGTAGCTTCATTCAGTCACACTGTAGCTGATGGCTATAAGTATGTGATGCCATATATTCAGAGCAATGATTTCAATGCTAATGACTTCAAGCCAGCCATCTATGCTAAGACTTACTTTGACCGTATATTCGCTGTAGCTGGATTTACATACACTTGGAATGACATAGCAGCAGCTCACTTTGACAAGTTGTTGATACCGTACAACGGTGATGTTAACAATCAAGATTTCAATGACTTCTTAGTAGAGGCTACAAACACATGGACTACTAGCTATGTGCAACCTACTGGACAAAATAATACATTTCAAGAAGCTATTGACTCAGGATGGACTGAGATAATTGACAATCAAAATATCTATGACCCTACAGTAGGTGAGTATGATACACCATTGAGTACTAACTCTACAGCTGGTGAGCACTATATTTATAATTTAAACATTAGTGGCTCAATAACATTGGATAATACAAGTGGTGGAACTGCTGTCCTTTTAGAGACTGAAAATTTCACTCCATCATTAGCCTTTAATAGATATCGAGTATTCGCAAGAGTAAGAGTAGCTGGCAGTGGCAATGCTATAGTGTATGGGTCTAGTGGATTTATGACTGGTACTCCTAGCAATGTGCTACCAACTGGCATAACTTCTGTAGTGACATTCTCAGATACATTTCTTATGCCAGTCACTGGGAATGGTGGAGGTGTTAATAGTGGGATTGATGCTGGAGATATTCAAATTCTTGACATAGGTGTTGAGGTTAAAACTTATCCTACAACACAAGTTAGTCAATACCAACCAGCATATCCAATTAACGGTCTGTGGAGAAATTCAACAGCACCATACGCTACTCCAGTAGATGTCAACGTTATCCTAGACTTGACATCAATCAACTTGACAATCTTACCTAGTGCTAACATCCAAGTAACTGGAACGATACTCAACATAAACCAATATGTACCAGTTGAGATTAAACAATCTGACTTTGTTAAGTCTATATTGCAAATGTACAATTTGTATGTTGAGCAAGATATCAACAACCAAAACAACCTAATCTTAAGACATCGTGATGAGTACTATGACTCGGGAGCTGAGAAAGACTGGAGCAGAAAGCTAGCTAAGGATAAAGACCAGCAATTGATATTCTTACCTGACCTAAGCAATAAGAAGCTCAAGCTCACTTATGCACCTGATGAGGATGACTTCAATACAATGTACACACAAGCGACAGCAGAGATATACGGTCAGATAGAGTATACTTTTGACAATGAGTATGTTAAGGATGTTGCTACACAAGAATTGATATTCTCACCTACACCAGTGTTCTTAACTTCATTTGGAGCTTATGTACCAGGTATTATTGGTCAAGCTCCTAACACTAACATTCGCATCTTGTATGATGGCGGTGTTCAGTCATGCCAACCTTATGACATCTTAGACTTTGGCACAACTGGTGAATTTGGATTGACAAGCTATCCAATGCTAGGTCACTTTGACAATGCATTGACTCCTAGTTTTGATATCAATTTTGGCACTAATGACTTCTATTTCTACGAACCATTGTCGCTGACATCTAACAACCTTTACAATCTCTACTGGAGACGTACAGTTAATCAAATCAATGTTGGCAAAATGCTAATAGCTTACTTTGACTTAAGAGAGGTAGACATACAGTCACTTAAGCTCAATGATAAGATATACATAGATAACAGCTGGTGGAACATCAACAAGATACAAGACTATAATGGCAACCAAAGACAGCTGACTAAGGTAGAGCTAATCAGCATTGACACTGAGATAGACCTTGCACCATTTAAGATAGGCAGAGGACGACCATTTGGCGATGTGATGATAGGTGTCGGAGTAGATAGCTTGTTGACTAAAGCGACCTTTAACAACAACGTGATACTACCAGGTGCTAATGCTTTAGTATTTGGCAAGGGTAACGTAGTGACAGCTGGCACTAATGGAGTTATAGTAGGTGATGGTCAGACATTGAGTGAGGATGGTATGGTGGTGAGCAACCTAACTGTGACTGGCACAATGAATGGTGATGTGGTAGTACCTTACAAGAAGTACATAGCTACAATTAGTCAGACTGGCACAGCAGACCCAACGGTCACAGTACTAGAGAATACGATAGGAGATATAGTGTGGACACGTTTTGCAGTTGGTAATTATGCTGGTACTTTGGTGGGAGCGTTTCCTGATGCTGATAAAACATACGCAATAGTAGGTCAGAACAATGGTAACTTCTATAACTTAGGATGGAATACAATTGATGATTTACTTTTACTATCATCTGACCCAGCCAACATCAGCACTGATGGGTTGCTTAATAACACAACAATTGAAATAAGAACATACTGACATGAATGAAGTAGAGATACCATTAAAGATAACTGGCATAGGTGCTATGAAGGCTGAGCTTAGAGAGCTCAAAGGTGCTATTGCTAACGCTACCGACCCTGAGGCAATGGAGCAGTTAGCAAGAAGAGCTGGTGAGGTTGCTGATAGGTTAAAGGATGCTAACGAGCAAGTGGCAGTCTTTACAGCTGGATCAAAATTTGAATCAATCAGTAATTCATTCGCTGGCATAAGTGGAGATATTGCATCCCTAGACTTTGAAGGAGCTAGTGAGAAAGCTAAGGTATTCGCAAAGAATTTAGGGAGTTTGAATCCAGCTGACATTAGCAAAGGTTTCAAAGACTTCACATCAGTGTTAGGAATTGTGAGCAAGGCATTTATAAAGCTAGGACTTACCATCTTAATGAATCCAATCTTTTTAATAGTAGCCGCTGTAGTAGCAATCATTGCTGTAATAGCATTAGTTCTAAAATCATTCGGTGTTCTTGACATTGTGATTAAGGCATTGATGGCTCCAATTAACATGATTATTGATGGCTTTAAAGCATTGACTGACATGTTAGGATTAACGAGTTATGCAGCGGAAGAGAATGCTGAGGTCGTTAAGAAGACTGAGGAGTCTAAGAGGGAGCAAATGAATGAAACATTTGCCAATAGAAAGAAAGTAGCTGAGATGACTGCTACAATGAGTAGAGAAGAGATAGCAATGATGGAAGAGTTGACTGGTGTACAGATTGACACTTCTAAGTCATCATTTGATATTGAGAATCAAAGACTACAGAACAATCAAGAATCACTTGAGGCACAGCTTGACTCACTACAAGCTATTGAGGATGCTGGTGGGGAGCTTACAGAAGAGCAAATTAAGGATAGAGAGAAGCTCAAGGATGAGTATAAGAAGAACAATCAAGCAATAGAGGAGAACGAGAGAGCTAGAGCTAAGGCTATCATAGAAATCAATCAAAGACAGAATGACTTACTTATCAAGTCAAGAATGAGATTGATGACAGATGAGAATGAAAGAGCTAAGGCACAATTAAAATTAGACCAGGAGAAAGAGATTAAAGAGCTCAACATCTTGATTAGAAACGCTAAGTTATTAGGTCAATCAACCAAAGGATTTGAGGAGGCTAAATTAAACACTAAGGCATTCTATGCTGGTGAAGCTACTAAAATTGACACTAGGGTAGCAGATGAGACTAAGAAAGCAGCTGACAAGGAACGCAAAGAGAATGCTGATAGACAAAAGGCTAACTATGAGAGCTATGTTAAGTCACTTGAGCAAAAATTAAAAGCTACTAAGGACTCTAATAAGGTCTTAATCTTAGCTACTGAGGAAGGCACACAAGCTAGAGTCACAGCTGAGGTTAAAGCATTGCAGACTGAAGTTGACTACATGGCTAAGAATGCTAAGGCTTTTAAACTTACTCAAGACCAGTTGACAATCATTAGGTCTGAGACACTTAAGCAACAAGAGAAGCTACAAGAGGACTTCAATAAGAAGGTAACTGACGCAACCAATAAGGAGAATCTTGCTAAGGCACAGAATGACTTATTAACAGCTAGCACAGATGCGGCTAAATTTGAGGCTAAGATAAAACTACTAGAAGCTGAAGCTATGGTAAAGCTACAGAATGAAGAGCTAACAGCTATTGAGATAAAGAACATCAATGACCAGTTAGCACTTGATTTGGGAGCAGTTGAAAAGGCTAAGACTGATTTGGCTTTTGAGAACACTAAGAAGATAATTGATGCTGAAAAATTAAGAGTTGAGACTGCACTCTCATTAGCGGCTTTTGAACTTGAAAGATTTAAAGGAAATAAAGATGAGGAGATAAGACTTAACAATGAGTTCTTAGCTAAACAGTTAGCTGTACTAGATGCACAGAAGTTAGCTGAGCTTAACAATTTGAATCTATCAGAGACTGAGAAGGAAGCTATTAGAGAGAAATATAGACAAGCTAGAATAGTGGCTGAGGAGACAACAGCAACTAAGATTAAAGACATTGACGATAAAGCAACCGCTGAGACATTTGCTAACATCAATGCTGGATTTGACACTACTAAAGATGCTCTCAATGCAATCTCTTCAATGCAGTCAGTCAACACTACCATGAAGTTAAAGAATGTCAAAAAAGGCAGTAAAGAAGAGGAGAAAATCCTCAAGCAACAATTTGAGCAACAGAAAAAAATGCAGTTAGCAATGGCTGCAATGAATGGAGCTCAAGCTATCTTAGCTATCTTATCAGTTCCTGACTTCACATTAGGTGTAGCATCAGCTATAAGAATAGCTGGATCTATAGCGGCAACAGTTGCATCTATAGCGACTATATCATCAACAACATTTCAAGGTGGTGGTAGTGCTCCAAGTCCAAGTGATGGCGGAGGTGGGGGAAATCTAGCATCTAGCACTGGTCAGATGGCTACTCCTAATTTATTCGGTAGCAACAACAACGCTAACAATATAGGTGGTGAGGGTCAACAACAAGGACAAGGACAGAATATCACAGTCACAGCTGTAGTTAGTGAGACTGAAATGACAAACGTACAGAATAGAGTTAATCGTATCCAACAAAACGCAGAATTATGACAAGCTATCAGGCACTAATCAATCACATTGAAGCATTCTACAATGACCATCTACAAGTCAAGAAAGTAGGTAGTGACTTCAATGAGCAGTTACCTAACTTTGCTACTAAGGATGAACGGTATCCATTGATATTTATTACTCCAATTGTGGCATCTACGACAATGGATGTAAACACTATCAGCTTAGAGGTGTATTGCTTAGACATCATTCAAAAAGATAGAGCTAACATCACAGTGATTCTATCAGACTGTCATCAGATTCTAGTGGATTTAATCAACTATTTTAATTTTAGTAATGACTACAGCTTTGACATTGTAGGCTCACCATCACTCACTCCATTGAACAATCAACTACTAGACTATGCGGCTGGATGGGTCATGAGCTTAGATGTAGACATCAGCAATTGGACAGATTGTCAAGTACCTCTTATAACTAATTTACCTTCTTAAGACAATATAGTTATGGCATATCGTAGACAAAAAATTTCACAGATGCCTCCTAAGGGAGCTAACCTACAAGCTACAGACTTACTAGAAATAAGTGAGGTAAGTGGCTCAGGATACATCACTAAGTCAATTACTGGTCAAGAAATAATTGATGCGGCTGGTGGTGGTGCATTTGTCCCTTACACTGGAGCAACTGCTAATGTTGACTTAGGCACGTTTCACCTAGATGCTGGTAAAGGTACATTCTCTCACAATGGTAGTACAGACACACTTACAGCCAATCACTCAAGTGGTGCTGGTATAGGTCTACTCATCACTAAAGGTGGTAACAATGAAGGACTGAAGGTCAACAAGACATCAGGTAGTGGGAATGCTGCTACAATTATTGGTACTCTTGAGGCTACTACATTAGTTAAGACTGGTGGAACGTCTACTCAATTCTTAATGGCTGATGGTACTACAAGTACATCTATGATTCCACGTGTTCAAACTGTAGCTTCAAGCGCAACGGTTACAGCTACAAGCACAAATGATATAGTTACAATCACAGCACAAGCGGTTGGTCTTACACTTGCTAACCCAACGGGTACATTTGCAGAAGGTCAAAGTTTGATTATAAGAGTTAAAGACAACGGAACTGCAAGAACAATTGGTTATGGTGCTAATTTTAGAGCGATAGGAGTTACAGCACCAACAACAACGGTTGCAAATAAGACTACTTATATAGGTTGCATATTCAATTCAACAGATACTAAATTTGATATAGTAGGGACATGTACAGAAGCTTAATTTCATTAATGCCGAAAGCACAACCTTTGCTTTTAGACTTGTTTCCAAATGCGGCAGTTGCTTATTCATTGCGTAAACTTAGGACAGATTATTCGGGTAGTGCAATAAGAGTTAGAAGGTCAAGAGATAATGCAGAGCAAGATATTAACTTTGTTAGTGGTAATTTGGATGCTCAAAGTTTGTTAGGTTTTGTTGGTTATAATTTGTTAACTTATTCAGAAGATATAAGTCAAGTTATATGGGCTAAAACAAATTTAAACACAACTGGTATTCCGCCTTATTTAGATGTTGAAATTGCTCCTGATGGATTAACAACTGGTGATAAAATTATTGAAAATATTACAAGTGGAACACATCAATGTTCTCGACAAAATTTAACTATAATAAACGCAACAAGCTATAATACTTCAGTGTATGTAAAGCAAGGAGAAAGAACTAAAGTACAAATCATATCAAATATAAGTGGAGCAACACAAACTTGTGATGTTGATTTAACAAATGGTAATATTTCAAATAATGGATTTGCAAATACTCCAGTTGTTACAGCAGAAGCAAATGGATGGTATAGATTTTCTGTAACCATAACAAGTGGTGCAACTGCTGTTAATTCAATTGGTGTTAGGCTAATGAATCCAACAATTTCATATTTAGGTGACGGAATTTCAGGAGCTTATATTTGGGGTGCTCAGTTAACACAAAGTTCAAGTGTTTTGCCTTATGAAAAAACTGTTGCAGATGCTTCAAGAAATGGCTTTGTCACTAGGTGGTACGACCAAAGTGGTAATGGTAATGATGCAAGTCAAGCAACAGTAGCAACCCAAGCTCAAATTGTTGCAAGTGGCGCGGTTATAACAGACCCTGATACAGGTAAAATTTCGGCTACTTGGACTGGAGATTTTTATAATTTTACAAATGTTGCAAATACTCAATTAATGATGATGGTTGCAGTTGTTAACAGGACAGCTTCAACTGGTACTATTTTTCCAATAGCTATAAGTGGAGCTACTAATCCTCGATTATATGGTTGGGGAGGTAATGGAGTGGCTACTACTACTTTAGGTTCTACTGCAATTACACATGAATCAAACACAACAGTAGGAGCTTATATTATGAGTGCATTGAGAGATGGTTCAAATGTAGTGAAAGCTTTTAGAAATACAACAGCATTAACGACTGGAACGGCAACATCAACAACTGGTTCTTTCAATAGTTTTGGACAGGTATCAACAACAGGAACATCCGCAAGAATTGTTGAAATGATACATTGGAGTAATGACAAAGAAAGTTTAAGAGCAGATATAGTTACAAATCAAAATGATTATTGGGAGGTTTACTAATGGAAATACTAGGCTACAAATACACAACAGAACAAGAAGCAATTGATGCACGTAAGCAATGCGCTGATTATTATGGTTTACCTGTTTCACCTGATGATGTTACACAATATTACGTGGATTATAATGAGGCAAGTTTAGACACGCCTATATTTTGGTACATAGAATATTATCAAGGAACTGAGCCAATTTTAGGCGAACCAACAAAATTTGAAATCATAACAGAGGACTAATGGCATATAAAAACACTGGAGAATTCAACATCCTTTATCCTACAAGACGGAAGGTTGCCAATGTGCTTAAGAAACTTATCTTAGATGAGGGTCTTATTGAGACTAGAACACTCTATGAGTCAGTGCGTATCAATGCAAAAGTGAGTGCTGAGGGCAACCTTCGCATTCAAATACTAGCCGCTTACTATTTTGGATTCCTAAACAATGGTACGACATGGATAGCTCCTTATGACTTAGTGCGTAAATTCAATAAAAGACTTGAGCAAGAGGGACTTATCAATGAAATGTATGGTCAATATGTGGCTAATTTAGCTAAGAAATTTCCTATCTTAGAACTTGGAGGTTTGCTCCGTCAAAAGGTAGTTGTGATTTATGACTTTGAGCCTTTGTTCGGTGAGTTTTTTGACACACTAGATTTCTAGATACTAAGCTCCTTCTTCATAGCTAACATATTGAAGGTCATGATAAGTGGTAGGTTGGTGACATCCTCAAATTTTGTTAAGTCTTCATTGCATAGGCTGTAGATTAGTCTCTCCCATCCCCATTTCATTTCACTTTTCTTGAGCTGTAAGTCCTTAGACTCTTGAGAGGTAGTAGGTTTATCCTCTTCGTCATCAGTGTCATTGTCATCATGAAATAGATTACCATAAGTATTCATAAAGTTCTCCCTAAATGCTATAAACTCAGGTATAATTCCATAGATATAACTAATCGGATACTCATCAAAGAGCTCAAATCTTTGTCTAGGTGAGAACTCATAAGGCTCAAATACTGTTACACCCCACTGATTGGTAGTCTTTTGCCTATAAAAGATAGATGCAATGTGACCAATGTGTTGGTTGTAGTCTTTTGAGAAGTAAAACTCAAGGTCAATATACTCACCAATTGTCAACTTATCTAATGGCTTGATGTGGTAGTCATCAATTTGATGCTTGTATTGTTTAGATGGCTCAGAGTTCACGAACTTAATCTGACTAATCATGGCAGTCACCTCTTCAATATCAAGGTCTTCAAGCTCTTCAGAACTGACATCAGCTAGTATGGCAAGTATCTCTATCTCTCTATTAAATACTTCCGTAATTGTGTACAGCTCTCTAATCTCTTTGAACTGCAATACATCAATCTCACTCCACGATTTCGGTAGGTGCATCCTTAGGTATGTGTTTAGATAACTTTTGTCCAATCTCTACTAGGTAAGGGACTGCTAACTCAGCTTTTAATTCTCTAATCAACTTAGCTTTTAGCTTGATGTGTGCATCTGAGTAGTGCTCTACTTTGGTTAGGTCAGTACGCTTGAATAACACAGCTAACAACTCGGACAAATAGCCTTTGTGTTTTGAGTTCATTATTTTTTCAATTGACTTAGTGTCTTTTACAGATAGCTTGAACTTATCCTCAAATGCTACATAGGTATAACCATCAATCTCAAGTGTGCTCACTAGCTCAGGCTTTCCTGATAAGTCATTGAAAGATTTTACTATCTCTTTGAACTGTTCAATTTCAACATCGTCCCATTTGATTGTAGGCACTCCTAAGAATTCAAACACTTGTAAGTACTTGTCAATAGCATCCAGCTCAGTGTCAGCATGGATTGTTGTAATTGTTTCAAATTGTTGTACACTCAACTCGTTCAGTTGGTTAGGTACTTCAATGCCTAATATATTCACCATAGATTTTAATTTTTAACAAATATAATACTTTTTACAATATAGGCATGGATAGACCAGTCTATAAAATTACAATTGAGGATGAATACGCTGACGGTGAGAACTTAGGCATTGAAATGATTGCTTTTACTTCAAAGCCTGCTATTAAGGTTAAAGGTATGGCATTCAATTCTCATGTTGCAATGACGTTCAAAGATGATGTTAAGATGCGAGTAGTTGCACCAGCAATGATTCCTATGAACATCTATCGCAAGGATGAGGATGGTGAAGAGTATGACGTTCAATTCTCAGCTGAGGTAATTGAGCAGATTCACTCTAAGTTCATGCAGAATCTACAGAACAAAGACATCTTTAATCTTGAGCATGACACTACTAAGAAAGTCCCAGCTTACATCTTAGAGGCTTGGATAGTAGACAACCCAACTACTGACAAGGCATTCACTACTTATGGCATTGAAGCTCCTCAGGGAACATTAATGCTAACAAGTCAAGTGACAGATAGAGCTTACTATGATGAGCTTGTTGAGTCAGGTCAAGTTGGCTATTCTATTGAAGGCTTTTTAGGAATGAAATTATCGGAACAAATTAAATTAAATACTATGAAATTACCTGATGGAGAACATCTAATTGAGGATAAGATCTATGTTGTAAAAGACGGAGAGGTTATTGAGATTAAAGATGTACCTACAGAGATGGAGGCTGAGTTATCAGTAGATCCAGCTGTAGAAGAAGAAGTAGCTGATGCTGAGGCTCAAGCTACAGAAGAAGCTGAAACAGAAGAGGTAGCTATGGCTGTTGACCCAGCATTAGATGCTGAGGCTATTATTGCTATTGTGAGACCATTGTTAGAAGAGCACATGAATTCAGTTATTGCTATGATAGCTGGATTGAAAAATCAAATTGAAGAGTCTATAGCATTAGAGACTGAAGAAGAAGAAGTAGCACCAGTGGCGTTGAGCTCGCATGAAAAGTTCAAAGAATTTGTAAAATTTTCAAAATCAAAATAAAATGACACGTAACCTAAAATTCGATTTAGATATCGAAACAAACGCACTATTAGCTGCGAATCCTGAGGAGTTTTATTCAAAGGCTTATTTATCAAGTCCTGACATTCCTAACAACTTCCGTACCTTACCAGGTATCAAGTCAAAAACAAAGTTAGCTAATGTTACTTTTGGCAACTTACTACAAGCATCTACTTGTAATTTCTCAGCACCTACTGACTCATTAGATGCTATTGACATTGACGTATGTCCTTTGTCAGCTATGGCTCAACTATGTCAATTTGACTTAGAGCAGTCTTTCTTAGCATTGCAAATGTCTCAAGGCTCAAATGGTGACTTTACAGTTGCATCATTTATGTCTTATTACTGGAATGAAATGGCTAATGTAATTGGTCAAGACTTAGAGTTATTGAGATGGCAAGGTAATGATGCATCTGAGGATCCATTGTTATCATTGTGTACTGGCTACTTATTTCCAATGTTCTATGATACAGCTATCACTGGCTTGTATGATGGTGTAGTTACTACTTCAAATGTATTGACTATCTTGGAATCTGTAGTTAACGCTGCTCCTAATGCAATTGTACGCAAGAAAGCAGACTTAAGATTGTATGTTTCAACAAATGTAGCTAATGCTTATGAGTTGAAAGCAGCACAAGGTAACACACAGACTTATGTTACTTTACCATTAGGCTTAACTTTCTTAGGTATCAATGTAGTAGTGTGTGAAGGTATGCCTGACAACACTATTGTATTGACATTGAAAAATAACCTTATCTATGCATTCGATGCTGAAGGTGACTCTAAGGCTTTAAAAGCAGTTAACTTGTCTGACTCAGTTGCTGAGCCATACTTGAGAACAAGAGCTAACATGAAGGTAGGTTTTCACTACACTAACCCATCTGAGATAGTGTTGTACAACCCATTCTACATCTAAGACATAAAAGGGAGGTAGTAATGCCTCCCTATTTTTTCAACTTTAAAATATAAACAAAATGGCATGTGATGCACTTCAAACCATCCAAAAGAGTTGTGACAACAACACTGGTGGTATTTATAAATTTTATGTCAATCAACAAGACAATGTTGACATGACTACACTTACAGTTGATGCTGGTGATGACTATTTAATTGACAACTTAGACTTAGTAGGTGGAGCTGATCCATTTATTGAATTTGAATTCAGACGCAATACTTCAAGCTACACAGAGGAGTCCAACATTGACATAATCAATGGCTCTTCATTTGTAACTCAAACAATCAACTTGATGTTTCACAGACGTGAGTCAATCAAGTCTAGTGCTATCAAGGTGTTAGGCTCAGGTCAGCAGTACTTGAGTGGTATTGTTCAAGATGCGAATGGCTTGTATTGGTTTTTCCCTTACTTGCAGTTGACTGCAACTGGTGAAGGCTCAGGAACAGCTAGAGCTGATGGTTCTAAGTATTCAATTACTTTGCTTGCTGAGAATGAATTCTTAGCTTATCAAATTGAAGAGTCAGTAGTAACTACTTTAATTACACCAGCACCATAATCTATTCTTTTCTCCATAGATAAAGAGGGGTTGCAGAAATGTAACCCTTTTTTTTAATTAAAAATTTCGCTAAGTACAATATAGGTATGATATATCTTGAGAAAGACTCAACTAATAGCTTTGTACTGACCTTAACTGAGGTCACAACCTTATCAAATGCTTACTATTTATTTGAGTTTCAAGACGAATTCAACACAACATCTAGCCCTATTTATTGGGAAGGTACAGATACTTCATTGTGGCCCTCAAGATTCAACCTATTCACCATCATTGAGCCAGCTGACATTGACTTCATAAAAGGTCAGTACAGATATAAGGTCTATGAGAGCTCAGCTCCTACACTTGACCCTACTGGATTGAACATGATAGAAGAGGGTAGGCTTGTAGTGGCTGGTGCAATTATTAACTCAATTTATGACTAATGGCTTGGTATAACAGATTCATAGGCACTAAGCCTCAGACAACAACAACAGAAGTAGTAGAAGGCTATCAGTCTTTCTCTACTCCATTTGGTAAAGTAGGTGATGCTAACTTGTCCCTACCTTATGTCAATGGTAGATATCAGATTGCTGGCTACATTCCGTTCAATTCTGACAATTTATTTCCTGAACTCCTTAACCAACTTTACTACACATCACCTCTACATGGTGCTATTGTGGACTTTAAGACCAACTCAGCAGTAGGTGGTGGCTACACTCTTAAGAGTGAAGGAATGACCAATGAGGACAAGCTCAAGCTGTACACATTTGAAAAGAAAATTAAACTTGGCAAAGTAGAGAGAGCAATTGCTCAACAGTTGACAGTGCATCACAGAGTATACTTCAAGCTGTGCTACAATGCTAAGAGAGAGCTGTACAAGATATACAATGTATCACCTGAGAAGGTGAGAATTGCTAGAGATAAAGTAACCTACTTTTTATGTGATGACTGGTCCGCTAGAATTGACGTAACACCTATAAAAAAATACCATCCTACTAATAGTGACCTAGAGCAGTTGTATGTTTACGAAATCATGACACTAGGTCAAGAGTGGTATCCACTACCACAGTACACCAGTGCTCTTAATTTTGCTTTCCTTAGTGGAGAGTTGAGCTACTTCGCAAAATCTAACATACAAAATAGTGTCTTTCCTTCTTTTGCTATGATGTTTCCAAAACGTCCACAGTCAGAAGAGGAGAAGTCAATGATTAAGCACACCATTGATAGGCTTAAAGGTGCGGCTAATGCTGGAAAAGCTGTAGCATTTTTTGCTAACTCAGCGGATCAACTACCTAAGATAGAATCTTTACCTACAAATGGCAATGATAAGCTATTTCACGAAGCATCAGCTCTCAATACTGAGCAGATATGCTTTGCTCACACAATTGATCCTATCCTTATGGGTGTTCGCACTACTGGTTCTCTAGGTGGTGGAGCTGACATCAAGCAAGCATACGTAATATTTGAGAAAAATGTAGTCATGCCTTTGAGATACCAAGTTGAGGAGATAGTAAATGAGCTATTGGAGATCGCTAAGATACCAGGCGAATACACAATCAACAACTTTCAAATCATCAATGAGACTATTGTGGAGATTGAAGGTGATGCTAGTAAGACAGCAGACGCCATCAACTCACTATCACCATTGGTGGCTACAAAAGTACTTAATGCAATGACTCCTAATGAAGTTCGCTCACTTGCATCCTTGCCTCCTATAGAAGGTGGTGACGTAATACCAACTGAAACACCAGCAATATGATCTACTTTATCACAGAGACCTACTTAAAGGTTAATACACCAATCACAGCGAATGTAGATGTTACAGATGTGACTCCATACATAGCTACTCAGGCACAATTGAGAGTTATGCCTATCTTAGGTACTACTTACTATAATTACTTGCTTGCTGCTTACAATGCTCAGACACTTACCAATGATGAAGAGGTACTTGTTACCTTCATTCAGCCAGTGATAGCTTGGAGAAGTGCTGAGGATGCGATCTTTGGCTTGACTTATCAGTTAAAGAACAAAGGATTGCAGACTCAGTTCGGTGACTTCTCAGCATCAGTGAGTAGAAGTGAGGTAGCATTCGGCATGGAGCACTATGCACAGAAGGCTTCATTTTATGAGCAGAGATTGATTAGATATTTAATAGCAAATAAAGACCTTTATCCTGGCTTCACAGATGCCACTAACAGAGATACTGACCTTAGACCAATGATAGACCAATGCTCTTGCAATTGTGTAGGCCAATGCCATAGTGGATGCCCTTGTGGAGGTATGCGTGAGAATGGTTATAACAACTCAATACTAATATTATGACATTCAACGAGATAGCATTCTCAATTATTACTATATTAGTATCTGTTATCAGCTACTTTTTAAAGACGTTGCATTCTGAGATGCAGAAAATTCAAGAGACACAGAAGGACATGATTGAACAACAGTACAACCTGAGCAATAAGATAGACCTTGTAGAGCAAGAGGCTAAGTTAAAGAGCTCAGCTATAGAGCAGATGACAAGGCTTGAAATCAAGCAC